GTGTAGAGGCGGCCGATCTGCAGGCCGGTGCGGGTGGTGTAGGGGGTTGGCATGGTGGGCTCTCCGTTGGTTGTTGATGGGTTGATTGTATATCAAAACTCAGGGCCGCGCATAGGTGCAAACCCTGATTTTTGATTTCAGACGAACGGCGCAAGGTTCGGCGGCGTCCACCCTGGCGGCTTGCCGATCTTCCCACCCGGCAGAATCACGGGCTTGCCGTCCACCAGCTTGGCGTCGTTGCTGTCCAGCACCGCTTTATCTGCCCCGTCTTTGTCCATCCCGGCCAGAAACGCAACCCCGTTGCCGGTCACTTCCCGGTCGCACAGGGCATCCAGCGCCTCGACCCTCAAGTGATTGGGGATGTGGGCGATGCGCTTGCCCTTTTTGACTTCGGTGGCCAAGTCTTGCAGGTCAACGGTGGCACGCTCCAGGACTCGTTGCCAGCCGTCGGAATCGACACGGAGGCAGCGCAGGTATTCCGAAAACTCCTCCAAATCACATCCAATCTGGGTGCTGACGTTGCCCACGTTGGGGGTCTTTCCGCAAGCGGCGAGCCATCTGGCGGTGCGTTGAAAATTGGTCATTTCATCCCCTCCTCAAATCGACAAGTGAGCGCGTCAAATCCATGCTGGCGCGCTTCACGCTAGCGGTGAACTGGCCTGCACTGAACCGGTCGCCGGGGCATGGCTTGGTGGGGTTGGCTTGGCCGTATGTCACCACGTTAACCCACCCGGCACACCGTTCCATTTGGTCGATCCTGTGCAGCAATTCTTTGGCTTGTGCTTTCACTCGGTCTACGTCTGATCTTTTCATTTGTTGCCTTTCATTTGTTGCTCAATTCTCTTTCCAATCCAGCGCGCCACCGGCACCGCCCAAGAGTTGCCGAGCGCCTTGTAGCGCGGGCCGTCTGGGCAATCGCTGGCCGGATTCTTGCGCCACGGGATCAGCGTCCAGTCGTCGGGGAAGCCTTGCAGGCGCTCGCACTCGCGCGGCGTGAGGCGGCGCACGGCGGTGGTGCAGGCCACTGCATGCTCGTTGCTGGCCTTGAGCGTGCCGCAGAAATCCACGGTGCCGCCGGCATTGGCGCCGCTCATGTTGTATTGGAACGCCACCGGCGCCAACGGCGTTCCCCGTCCCGTGCCGTCCTCACCGGCGTCGAAGCCCTCGCCGCGCAGGGTGTAGGCGACTGCGTGCTGCTCGACGCAGTTTTGCGTGTAGCAAATGTCTTCCAGAACTTCGCCGTACTGCGGGCCGGCTTCTGGCGTGCGACCAATGGCGGCACCTTTGATGCAAAAGGCGCTCACTGGCTGGACGTACCCGCCGCAGGCCTCGTCGGTTCCTTGGAAGCCATCGCCGCGCAGGCTGTGCGCCACATACGGAGCTTCGTGGTTGCAGTTCAGCGTCGGCGCCATGTCGGCACCGATTTCGGCGCCGGCCTGACCCGTGGCTACGCACAAAGTTTTAACCGGAATCATGTATCCCGCTGCGGCATGGTCGGCGCTGTTTGACCAGCCGCCCGAGTCTTTGCAAGCCTTCATTGTTCCGGCGACTTGCAATCCGCCGTCACAGTCGAAGTCGGTTCCAAGGCCACCGCCTGCAGTGCTTCTTGAAGGGATGGTGGGAGCGACTTTCCCCGCTTCTCGGCGCGGCGCAGTATCCCCCGACAGGCTGTGGCGCTCAAAAAGAACCGCTGCGGCACGTCGCCAGTCTCCAAGATGTGCGACAACGAACACACGGCGGCGGCGCTGGGCCACTCCAAAGTATTGAGCGTCCAAAACTCGGTAGGCGAACCCATACCCGAGTTGGCCCAACATCCCGAGGAAGGCTCCAAAATCCCTTCCTTTGTTGCTGGACAAGACTCCGGGGACGTTCTCCCAAACCAGCCATTGGGGGCGATATTTTGCAGCAATGGCACCAAAGGTGAGCATGAGGTTGCCACGAGGGTCTGCCAGTCCTTTTCTGAGTCCTGCGACTGAGAAAGATTGACAGGGTGTTCCTCCGCAAAGAAGGTTAATTGGTGCATCGGGCCATTCCTGGTATTGGGTCATGTCGCCCCAGTTGGGGATGTCTGGGTAGTGGTGCTTCAGCACGGCACAAGGAAACGGCTCAATCTCACTGAATGCCACAGCAGACCATCCGAGTGGTTGCCAAGCAACAGAGGCCGCTTCAATGCCGCTGCAAACTGACAAAAAGCGCATTACTTGCCTTCTTTCTTATTGGTTCCCACCCGAATCAGCGCATCAATCATGGCCCGCACCCACTTGGCCCCGCCTTGGGCCTGATAGGCGGCTTTTTGTTCGGGGGTTAGCCGGATGAGTACGGCGTCGGTTTTGGTGGGTTTGTTCATGCGAAAAGTCCTTTCTGTTCGTGCATTGCATCCTCGATGTTCTGGGTTGAGTTCAGCCTGGTTGACGACTTCGTAGCCGATGGCGCGGAGCTTGGCGGCAGCACATCGCGGAATGCCGGGAAGTTGAGGTCAGGCAGGCCTGTCATGGGGCCAGAAATGTAGATGCGCATGGCTTCTCCGTGTAGTGTTGATGTCCGCATTGTATATCATTCAGCATCGAACCGCACGATGTCGTCATAGCGATCGGCAAACTGGTTTTCAATGGCAGTCAGTTGACTACCGTGAAGCACTGGCAGGATGTCGTTGTCGTGCCACCACACTTCGGCGGCATCCCAGTCGATGCAGTTTTCGACGATTTTTGCTTTGACCTCGACGTCAACATCGTTGACCGTCGCTGCGAAAGTGACTCGGCCTGTAAAGGGCTTATGGTCAGGCGGGTCTAGTGGGCGCTCTTGCATGGTGTGCTCCGTGGGTTGTTGATGGTGTAATTGTATATCAAAAAGGCCCGATGCAAGGGCCTTGTGAGATTTTTTTCGCCGTTCGTCGGGTCAGAATGGGATATTGATAAGGTATCGCTCGCACTCGTGCGGCTCGTAGATGCGCTCAGGCGGTATCTCGCACTCATAGGCTGCACAACCGGCCCCGCTGGCGTTGGCTTGGTAGTGCTCGCAGGTGGCGCATCGTTTGGCCTGTGCCAGTTTGACGGCGGCTTCGTATTGGGCTTTGTGGTCGGTCATAGCATGTCATCCTCGATGGTGGTGGATTCGTGCCACACGGCGGGCCGGTGGCTTTGGCGCTGCACCAACCATGAGGCGGTGCCTGCGATTTTGGAAAGCAACATCCACGGCAGGCGGCGAGCCTTGGCCTGCGTCATGGCCTGTGCTCGGTGGGCGGTGGTGATGCTGACAGTATTTTTGACTTCAACGGCCCAGGCTTTGCCCTCTGGGTCAGTAGCGATCATGTCCTCCACTGCGGTCCCGGCGCCCAGTTCTGCCGTGCGCCAATCGCGTGAGGCAAGCAGCGCCTGCGCTTCGCGTTGCCCGCGACGGCCTTTGTCTCGGCTGGCTTTAGCCATTCCATACCCTTTCGATGACTCGGTGAAACTTCCCGTCGCGCTTAAACTTCAGCAGCGCCGGGGCTTGTGATGCGGTCAATGCCTTTGCCATTTCGGTGAGGTCGTCGCTCAGATCGTCGGCCCCGCTTTTGAGTGCGATGCTGATAACCTGGCGGCGGGCTTTCTCACCGGCGAACCCTTCATGCAAGACGGGCAGATACTCGGTCACAATGGGATCAGCCAGCCCACCGTAAAACGTGCAAGAAAGCATCTCCTTGCCACTGGTGCGACTGGTGTGCTTGCGCCACGCCCACCCGGTGACGGCCATCTCGGTGGGCTCAATGCCCATGATGTCGTCGTTGGCAAGGTGCAGCGGCTTTTCGACCTTCTCCGGCGCGGGCCATTCGTGGCCGCAGGTTGGGCAAGTGCGGCAGGCTTGGCTGACGATCTCGGCGCAGTTGGGGCAGCCTTTGGTGCGTGCTTCGCCTTCGCCCTTCTTGGCCTTGCTAGGCGGCTCTATGGCCGTTATGGGGCCATGGCGGGCGACGTTTCCGGCGAAGTCCAGCACTTTACAGCCGTTCGGTTTGACGCCCATCTTCATGGCTAAAAACCGATTCTCACGCGTACTCAATTCATACCCTGGCGCATACACAGGACGCATACCGCGAACCGCACATTGCAAATACCTGCCGGGAGATTCTGTTGGGTTCAGGAATGCTATCAAGTCAATCAAAGGGTTGTCATAACCTGTTGTCAACTTCCCGACTGAAACAAGGCAGGCAATCTCACCAGATTTATGCGCTTCAATCCTTCTGTCACATTCTGTGTCTAAGATTCCACCATGCACTGCGGCAGCGTTTACGCCGCGATCCACAAGCAACTGCGTAATATGGTCGCAGTGACTGATGCCAGTGCAAAAGATCATCCAGCTTTTGCAATCTTCGGCGCGCCGGATGATTTCATCGACTGCGGCAATATTGTTATCGCTGGTGTCAACTGCACGCTCAAGCGCACCAGCAACAAAGTCACCGCCACGCTTTGCAACTCCATCTGTATTAAGCAATAGGGTTGTATGCTTGCTTCGCAACGGAGCAAGGTAGCCATCTTCCAATAACTCAGCAATAGTTACAGGCTCGATAATGTCATCAAACAATGCATCGTCGCCATCCGTTACCATACCTTGGCCAAGTCGATAAGGCGAAGCGGATAAACCTATGTATCGAATATTTGGGTTGATCGCCGCAAGCTCTTTGAGTAGCTTGCGATACTGTCCAGCTTCTTCGTTTGAAATTGCATGTGCCTCATCAATCAGGCACAAATCTATGTGACCAAGCTCCTGCGCACGTTTCGCAACAGAACCAATGCCAGCATATGTAATAGGCTCTGTGATGCAGCGCCGCTTGAGGCCAGCAGAATAAATGCCCATCGGGGCATTGGGCCAAATTTCACGCAACTTTGCGGCATTCTGTGCAATAAGCGTTTTGCTGTGCACAAGCATCAGCACGCGGGTTTCTGGCCAGTTTTGCAGCGCGTCTTTTACGATGGCTGCAATGATTACCGACTTTCCAGAGCCTCCAGGCGCGTTAATACATACGTGGCCCTCTGGGTTTTTGCTGAACCAATCGTAAAGCATTGTGAGTGCTTTTGACTGATACCACCTTAGTTCAAGTTTCTTCATCTGCTGCATATCTCCATGTGTATCCAGCGGCTGTCTTTTGCTTTCCAGTCAATGCACAAGATATGCATGAGTGACTGATGTTGAAATATTTAGACGCTGCCTTTACAGATTCAAACACTTTGTTGATTTCAATACATACGACTTTAACTAATCGCTTTTTTGCTGTTGCATCAATTGCTGATTGAGGTCGCTTTTTTCCTTTGAGTTGAAGCGACATGCTTTTTTTGTAGTCTTCGTCTTGCCATCTTTTCTTCAATGCATCCGAAATGTTCTTTTTGTATTCTTCTGTTTGTGTGGCTTTCTTCATTCCAGCAATCCTCTTTTCCCTAATCTCTGGATTGGCCCACTCTTGTTTTCTGCTTTCGCTGCGCTTCTGTCTTACTTCATTGCTAGAAAACGCTTCCTTCAACTTTGCAGATCGCTTTGCCATGATTTCAGGATTGGCGGCATTGTTGATAGCGTTTTTCTTTAGCCTTTGTCTTGCTTCTGGCCGTGCTGCTGCTGCCTTCATGCTTGACACCATTTGTTCCCGTTTTTCCTCATCAAGCCATCTAGCTTTTAGTTTTTGCACGGTGATTTCATGGTGCTTTCCACCCTCACCGCCTGTCGTGAGGTTATATCCATTTGGCGCAATGGTGTTGTACTTGGCGATTTCTTGGCACTCAAGCGCTTTTAGCTCATCTTGCGTAGAAATGCCTCTGTGCAATATTTCGTACACAAAAGCGTCTTTACCGTACTTTTTGATAGCTCTGTGAAACAGTGAATCTCTACCGCTTACGCTTCGATGATCCCATCTGCGCTTTGCTTCGTGCCAAGTTTGCCCAATGTAGCGTTTGCCATTGGGCGCGGTGTACATATATATAATTCCGGTGCTCATGTTGCCAACTTTAACACCAGAACTATACAAAGTCAACCAACCACCTTCCCGCCCCACTCGGCAAACTCAGCTTTCAAGTTCTGCGCGCAGGCTTTCCAGTTGGCGACAATCTCAGTGCTCAGGTACTCCGGCTGGTCAATCTTGCCGTAGGGCGTCAGCCAGATCACGCCATCGTCGGCAGGCTCGTACTGCCACGGCACCAGATCAGGGTGCAGGATGTGCTGGTCGCATCCGTTGCGCTGCGCTTCGGCGTCGGGAATGTCTACACCCCAATGGGCACACGTCCAGCGTCCATCACGCTCGGCGGTGCTATGGGCACACGTCCGGCAGTTGACTTGCTTGGTCAGATTGGAGCCGTGGCAGAGGTCATGCGCGGCACAGTAACGACATTCGTACCATGTCGGATCGGCGCTCAGTGGCTCCGGCATGCGGTCTGCTGCGATGAGTCGTTGCGCCCGCTCCATGAGGCCTTCGGCGGCTTGGGCGTCAAACTCGACCCGCTCGGTGTAAATGTCGTCTGAGTCTTTGTTGACAGCGTAGTAAAGCGCCCGGTCTACCTCAAATGCAGCCATGTAAACCTGCAGCTGAGCCCAGTGCGGTGGTTTGCTTTCCTTGACGCCTTTGGCCTGCACGTCTTTGAACGATTTGGCGCTGTGGGTCTTGATTTCCAATATGTGCTTGGCCTTCGGCGCTTCAGGCAGTCCACCGGTGATGATGCCGTCACATGAACCGCCGAAGTGCCCATCTCCGAAGTTCCACTGCTTGCGCGTCTCGGGGTTGATGGTGGACACGTTGCAACCGGCGAGGCGCAAATCCTCATGGACCGTGCGTTCCTCCAGTTGCCCGCGCCGGAACAGTCGCAGGATGCGTCCAGGAAATTTTTCGATGACGGCCCATCTGAACGATAACCAGATCCAGCGGTCGCAGGGGTGCCCGATCACGCTTGCGCCCATGTGCGGGCGCGGGTGATCCTGCTTTGCTTCGTGCGCGGCGTCGATTTTGGCGATGAGGCTTTGCATGGGTGGTGGTATTTGCATGGCTGGTAATGGGGGCTTGCGCCCCCTTTGTGGTTACTTCTTCATCCAAGGCGGTGCGGCTTTGCCCGGTGCGGCAGGCGCGGCACTGGCTTTGGGCATGCCAGCCGGTGCAGCAGATGGCATGGCTCCATCCGTGCCTTTGTAGGCTTTGACCTCGTTGCTGGCCTCATACGTCTTGCCGGTTGCCGGATCGGTGCGGGCTTCGCGGATAGCGAGCTTCACAGTGACACTGCCGCCGATAAGTTGGTCGGTGTCTTGCAGTGTGGCCAGTCCGATGGCTTTCATGAGTGCGCCAAGCTGTGCGCGTCCGATCTGTTCGGCGGCGCTGCTTTTGTTGCGGATGTTGATGTTTGAAAACACCACACGGCCTGCATGAGTCGGGCCGGTCACATCAAGGCGAAGCTTGATGTATTGGCCGGTGCCGTCGTTGGTGGCCTTGAGTTCAGCGTCTTTGATGACAGTCTGATAGTCGCCGGGTGGCAATGGGGTGTAATCCCCGCCAGTGTCTTCCGGCAGTTCGTTGATGTTGATCGGTTGATCGAGGTATGCCATGTGGTTACTCCTTGGTGATGGCAGTGATGGAATAGGACGGGCGTCCTGCGGTGGTGGTGATGGCCGGTGCGAGTTTGGCGCGTGCGGCGTCTTCGAGATTGCCCCATGCGCGCAGATCCAGCTCAGGCTTCCACCGGCAGACGATGGGCAACAAATGCGCCAGTCCGTTTTCGGCAGCGGCCTCTTGAATCAGATCGCTGTCTACCTTGCGCGTCAGGCGGCTGGTGACTTTGACTTTGTAGTTCAGCGTTTCCACGGTCTTGACGCCTTCGTCGGTTTCGGCAATGCCCAGCGCAACAGTCAGTTTGTCTTCGGCCTCACGGCGGCGCTGCACGGCGTCGGCTTCGGCTTGCTTGGCCTCAGCCCAAACGATGGCGAGTGCGTTGATTTGGTCTTCTGTCATATCAGGCTCCAATCTTGTTGATGATCGCACCCAGATCAGGCGCTTCCCACATGTCGAGCTTGCCCGAACGATCTTTGGCAAGCCAAAGTCCATCTGTATCGCACATCAAAGCGCGTTGCATTTGGCCTTCTGCGTCTTTTTCGACACGCAGCGCAAACACCTCATCGACAAGGTAGGGGATTTGCTGGGCCAGCTTGTTGCCTGGCATGGACGGGCTGTAAAGAATTCGGCCCGATTCGTCTTGTTGCTTTTCACACTTCGCGCTGAAATAAACGTGCTTTCCGCGCAAGTCGCGGAAGGCTCGCATGATCTCAATCACTTGCACTTGCATTTCTCCATATGCTGCGCGACCGTCTTTGTTCACGCGCTTTTCATGCGCCAAAACCACTTCGGCAATTTCAGAGATTGAGTCAATCGCAATGCTGGAGAAGCCTTGCGCCTCTTGGCTTTCGGCTGTGAAGCGGTAAGCCTCCATCAGCGATTGATAGTCAGTTACCTCAATGTAAGGCAGGTCAGCGTCTTTGATAGACAGCAAGCCGGACTCTGCGCTGATAACCAGCGGATTTGGAAGCGTTGGAATAAGTGAGGTTTTTCCGGCCCCACTTGCGCCAAAAACTACCATGCGGACGCCATCGTTATGCACTCCCGATGTTCGTTTGATGTTGATTGCCATGTGAACTCTCTCCTTAAATCAAAAACAAAACCTTGGCCGACTTGCTTCGGTTTGTTTCGCGCCACAATGGGCGCAGGTTGGTAAAGTGGTTGAGCTTTATTACTTCATCTGCTGTTTTTGCTGTAGCCATTGGAGTTATGTGGTCGATCTCCCACTCGCCACGGTTGTCCCAATTCATGCCATTAGAAAATTGACGCTCAATATGCTGCTTGAATAAATCAATGGAGCATCCAAGAATGTCAACGGTTTGTGATTGCTTTCGGTGCCCTTTTCTTTTTAGGCTTTCTCTAATCAATCCGCGTATGCGTTCTTTGACGGCAAAAAGCACATCATTTTGCATGCGCTGCTTTCGTTGAAGCGAAATTTCGCCAAGCATGCGACGCTGTCTTTCGCATGCGCAAGCAATTTTTTCACTTCGGTTTGCTTCATACGCTTTTGCTGCCTTTTTTATGTATGCCGCCCGGTTTGTTTGATAGTGCTTGGCTTTTGTGGCTTTTGCTTGCGGTGTTTTTTGACGTTCTGACATGCACTCAATACATGAGTTGCCATTGACGTATCGCATGCCATTGTGTCCTTTTTTGCATGCGCTACCTGCATACACCTTAAGCCCTTGCGCCTTTGCTTCGGCTTTTGACTTGTTAAGTGCTGGCATTTTGGTTTCTCCGGTTAGGCGTTGATGATGGCCCCGAGGGCCGGGGGGTTAGTCAAACTTGCTTGCCAGTGCATCCATGTGTTTACGGCCTTCTGCGCTGTTCACAAACGCTGCGCTATCTTGCTAAAAGTGATTGTGCAGTTGTGCTTGCAGCTTGTCAGCTTCGGCAGTGTTGCCGGAATTGTGTGCAGCGTTGATAGCTGCGCGGATGGCTGTAATCTGTGCGTTGGTCATGTCGGTTACTCCGGTCTGTTGTGCAACCGTCTGGGTGTCAGTTCGTTGCATGGCTCCATTATGCACTACAATTTGGGCTCGTGCACGTGTTTTGCAACATTTTTCTAAGGAGAAACCCTAATGATAGACATCCAAGCCATCCAAGCGGCGCTGAAAGACCGCAACCTGCAAGCGGTAAGCCGCGCCACTGGCGTCAACCCTGCCACCCTCTACCGCTTGGTCCGAGGCAAGGTGAAGCCGCATAATGCAACGCTTCGAGTGCTGGCAACCTACCTGAAGGGCTGACTGTGGCACGCATTCTTTCTGACATATTCCCCCACGGGTTTAGCCTTGCTGACGTACCGGCACCGCCTCCACTGCTGCCGCCTGAGCGTCAGCTCAGGGTGGCCATGGCCGAGTCTGGCTTGACAGCGCCCGACGACCTCATTTTTGACGGCAAGATTCACCGGTTCAGCACCAGCGGGAAGAAGCGCGACGATTCCGGCTGGTATGTCGCATACGACGGCAAGATTGCCGCCGGTGCGTTCGGTGATTGGCGTCAAGGCATCGAGGTGACATGGCGTGCCGACATTGGCCGCGAGCTGTCACACATTGAGCAGATGCAGCACGCAGCGCGGATGCGTGAGATGAAGGCCCAGCGTGAGCGCGAGTTGGCCGCGATGAGGGAACAAGCCGCTGAAAATGCGGCGCTGATGTGGGAATCTGCACCGCTGGCGAGTGACGACCACCCTTACCTGAAGCGTAAAGGCATCAGCAATCCGGGGTTGCGGGTGGCCACCGATGGCCGCTTGATGGCTCCCATGTATGCCGATGGCGAACTGGTGAGCTTGCAGCACATTGACGCCGATGGTCAAAAAAAGATGATGAAGGGCGGCAAAGCTGGCGGCGCATGGTGGTCAATCGGTGGATCGTTGCAAGGCGCAAAGCGGGTCTATCTGGCTGAGGGTGTGGCCACAGCGGCGAGCATATTTGAGGCCACCGGCAAGCCCGTCGCAGTGGCTTACAGCGCCGGGAACCTGGCGACCGTGGCACTTGCGCTGCGAGAAACTATCGGGCCGGGGTGTGAGATTGTGATTGTTGCAGACAATGACATCAGCGGAACCGGGCAGCGCGAATCCGAAAAGGCGGCACAGGCCGCTGGTGCATCCGTGGTCATACCGCCGATGGTGGGCGACGCCAACGACTATGCCCAGGCAGGCGGCGACTTGGCGGCGCTGTTGGAGCCGGTCACAGTAGCCAGTCGCTACAAACTCACGCCAGCGAGCGCACTGACTGATCTTCCTGCCGTGAAGTGGCAGATCAAAAAGATTCTGCCCGCCCGCGACGTAGTGGCGATCTACGGCCCTCCGGGAGCCGGTAAATCCTTCATGGCGCTGGATATGGCGGTGCACATTGCCGAAGGCCGCGACTGGATGGGCTACCGCACCAAACCCGCGCATGTGGTGTATGTGGTGTTGGAGGCCGCCAACGGGTTCAGCGGGCGACTCAAGGCATGGCAAATGCACCATGGACGTCAGTTGCCTGACACGCTGCACGTCATCACGCATTCACCGTTTACGCTGAGTTCACCAAAAGACATTGTGGATTTGATTGAGTCAATCCGGTTGGCTATCGGTGACGATCATAGAGGGCTGGTGGTGTTCATTGACACGCTGGCACGTGCCATGGGCACCTTTGAGGAAAACGACAACAACGACATGAGCCGGGTCATCCAGGCATGCGACACTCTCGCTCAAAGCCTTAAGGCCACCGTGGCCGCTGTGGCCCATCCTGGCAAAGATGCGGCTCGTGGATTGCGCGGCGGCTCGGCTTTGCTGGGCGGATTGGATACCGTGATTCAATTAGCAAAAGATGCCGATGGGATTCGGACGTGGACGATTGAAAAACAAAAAGAAGGCGAGGATGGTTTAACGGGCCAATTCAAATTGCACGTGCTGCCGATTGGGCAAGATGAAGACGGCGATGCAATTACATCGGCGGTCGTGGTTGGCATTGAAACCGATCATCACGAATTGCAAGTTGAGCGTGAAAATGAAGCAACCTATAAGGCCCGCAAGCTGTTTGAGGATGCCGTGATGCATTCGGGTCGATTGGTGCAAGGCAGGGCATTTATCAGCGCCGATGCCTGGAACGAATACACCAAAACATTGAACTACGCGACCGACGAATCGCGCCGTCAGACCTTCTCGCGTGCCAAGAGGGCGCTACTGAAGGCGGGCTACATCACCGAAGTTCGGGGGGGCTATGAGGCCACCGACCATGCCATTTTTGCGGGCGCTTTTGTGGGGTTGTGACATCTGTGACAGGCTGTGACATCGCTGTGACAGTCACAGCGGACAGGCTGTGACAGTTGTGACATCCCCCTTAAGGGATGTCACAACACTGTCACCGGTTTTTTCCACACTTTTTGGGCAGGGTTGTGACATGGGGGTGCAGGTTGTGACAAACCAAAAAACCGGATTTTTCTGACCACCCCACTTGTTGACACCCACCCACAACCGCGCTACAATCCCCTCAAGCCTCAAGGCGGCGCGGTAAATCGAGCTGGACCGCCATCCCCACGGGATGCCAGCACCTCCTTCCGCGCAGCCAGTTGAACGTCGGCCCGGCGGCGGTTTTGAGGCACCGGGATTTTTCAACATCAAACGGAGAAATGAAATGAGCGCATTAACGCAGCAGGTTGCAGGTAGCCATTACAAGGAATTGCCCATCCAGCCGGTCGAATACATCCACGCCAATGGGCTTGGTTATTTTGAGGGCAATGTCGTGAAATACGTCACCCGCTGGAAATCCAAAGGCGGCATTGCCGATTTGGAAAAAGCCAAGCACTATATTGAATTGCTGATTGAATTGGAAAATCAGCGCAATTCGGTGGATGCCACAAAGCCTGATGAATCGTGGGATGGCTGGATTCAATGGAACGGCGGGGAATGTCCGGTTCCGGCTGGGACGAGGGTCGACATCCGGTTTCGTCGTGGTGGCGATGAAAGCAACCGAATTGCAGAATCCTTGGAGTGGGAGCATGGCAAGCTTGGCTGGTGGTGGGACATCGTTGCCTACCGCGTGGTGAAGCAAGGAGTAAAGCATTAAACACATCATCACAGCACTGGCCTTCGCCACACTGGCCCCCATTGCAACAGCCAATGAAGCCTACTGCGCACGCATGGGCGAAATGGCAGAAATCGCCATGGGCATGCGCCAATCGGGCATACCGCCCACAGACATCACGGCTCAGCTTAACGCTGCAACCGGCAACAACATGCCCACTTTCGTGCGTCAAGTCGTCTCCAAGGCTTTTGAAGAACCTAGGTACAATAGCCCAGAGATTCGCAGGCAGGTCGAGCAAGAGCATCGGGCACATTTCGAGATGCTTTGCCTACGTGTTATGAATCGGTGATAATTGGGCTATGTCTGACAGTAAATTAGAAAAGCCTAGTGTTAAGCGGAAGCCTCCCCGTGCAGGCATGGGGCGGCCGGTCGGCTCCAAAAACAAAACCACAGCCAGCATCAAAGCCGCAATCGAGGCGGCGTTTCAGGGAGTGGGCGGGCATGAATACTTGATGCGCCAAGCCGAAGAAAACCCGCAAGCCTTTATGACCCTTTTGGGGAAGATCATCCCGGCTCAGGTGCAGACGGAGATTAGCAACCCCGACGGCTCTCTCAAGCCATCAGTGGTGCAGATCATCAGCAAATGACCGCGGTCACACCTGGCGGCGATTGCCCGACATGGCTGCAGTTCCTCGAGACGGCCACCAATGGCGACCAGGATCTGATCGGCTTCCTGCGCAGGATGTGCGGCTACTCACTGACCGGCCAGAT